CTTATGTCATCAATCAAAGTGCCAGCAGATTACAAACAACCAACTGAATCTCAGTTGCAAGTATTAGTATTAAGATGGACAACTGATTTATGTCGTGCTCTTGAGAGAAATTACAAGGATTATTCACTAAGAAGTTGTATCAGAAATAATGCTGATGAACTTACTCCTTATCTACAAGAGAGAATAAGGAAAATTGAAATGGATGAAGAAATGATGAAGTTTCGCATCCAAAAGGGCAAGAAATACTACAAGATCATCCATCAAGACTGGCGTAATGGCGAGTATGTGGATGGATCAGTTCATGCCTTTGTTGATAAGAATACAGGTGAAGTTTATAAACCTGCTTCATGGAGGTCACCAGCAAAGCACGTAAGATATGATATGAGAATTATTAATCAACGTGAGGCAATGTATGCTAATTGTGACTGGGCAGGTGGTTATCTATACTTAAGATGAGAACTATAACTATCAGCAGGCAGATAGGATCAGTATTGGTCGTATCTGCCTATTTTATTGTATTGCATTATAGTGTACTTTATGGTACAATATTACATGCAATAGCATGCTTATTGAGCATACCATTCTTTATAAGAACTAGGGCGTATGATGTGGTGGCAATGTTATCATTTATGGTAGTAGTTTCCGCCTCAAAATTAATACAAATGCTCCTCTAAATATTAACAGATTTGATATTACTATGGGTTACGATTCACTTAATGCACCAGCAGCAGCGGAGGCAGTTACTTCAGGCAAAGTAGATAGATTGCAAAAACAATTACAGCAAACTATGAAAACACTTGGCAATCTTGATGAGAGATTAACTACATTAGAGTCAATGGTTCATGCCTCATTACTTAAACAGCAAGATGATATTGTAGGTCTAGTTGCTGACATTAATTTACTTAAAGGTACTAAAGAACTTGAGAGTGCCTCTAATAAATTTGATATGGAAGGCGCACCTGCTCCCCATCCACATGATGCACCAGTTCCGCCACCAGTTGGGTAAGTGTCCACTACTGATTGCCAGATAGTGTAGGGCATGCCATAATAATAGTATTGAATTACACTTTTACTATGGATGAATTTGATCTAGGTATGGAGTTTCTTGAATTAACAAAGCGAGAAACTGAAGATGACTGGTTAAGTAATGTTGAAGGCGTTAAAGAAGTATTTGATCCTGAGACAGAGAAACTGTTGAAACAGTTTTAGAACTGTCACATGCCCCTGCACAGCAGGGGTTTTTTATTCTATAATATTATTATTGAGACAAATTTATGAAACTGCGTGAACATCAATCAGAAATAGTTGATACCATGCAGAAGCACAGTAAGGGGCAAATCATTGTACCTACTGGCGGTGGTAAAACTATTTGTATGATTAAGGATGCTGAAAGGCATCTATTTAATCTCGGCAATAGAGATAACAAAACAATAGTAATTGTTGCTCCTAGAATACTATTAGCACAGCAGTTATGTGCTGAGTTTATAGAACATATTACTAATGTTAATATATTACATGTTCATAGTGGTGAGACGCCCTATGAGACAACAACTGCGATAGATGAGATATATTTTTGGCATAAGAATAGTAGTGGTCACAAATTAATATTCTCAACATATCAGTCACTTCATAAGGTAATGAGATCAACTATTGATGTTGATACAATATACTTTGATGAGGCACATAACAGCGTACAAAAGAACTATATTGAGGCGGTTAAACACTTTGCCACTAAGGTTAGTCGTTCTTATTTCTTTACTGCTACACCTAAAGAGTCTAAATCTGATGTTAAGACTGGTATGAATGATGAGAGTGTATTTGGCAAGAGGATTGTTGATGTACCTGCTCCTGAGTTAGTTAAAAAGGGATACATATTGCCTCCTGATGTTAAAGCAAAGAAATATAACTGTGGTTTCTTTCAGAGTCAAGAATTGATGGAGAAAGAGGCAATCATTGATGCTCTTAAGACTGAGGATCACATGACTAAAGTATTAATAACTGCCAAATCTACCAGTAATATTCATAAACTACTTACCAAAACAGATTTTATGGCAATATGCCATGAAATGAGATATAATGTTATGCACATAACATCTAAGTTTGGTGCTATCATTAATGGTAAGAAAGTATCAAGGAAAGTATTCTTTGATATTATGAATAAGTGGGGCAAGGATGAATCTAAGAAATTTGTTATGTTTCATCATAGTATATTATCTGAGGGTATGAATGTATCAGGATTAACTGGTTGCATATTACTTAGAAACTTAGATCTTATCAGTATGGCACAAACTATTGGTAGAGTTATTCGTTTACATGATAACGACAAACGACATATTGATGCTGGTGACCTAATTCCAGGCAATTTCGAGGGATACCATAAACCATTTGGCAAATTATTTGTACCAGTATATTCTAATATTGGAATAGGTACAGAGAAGCGTCTAAAGTCAGTTGTAGATACTATCTTTACAAAAGGTGAAGCGCAAGTATCTATTGCCAGAAAATAGACTAGATAGTATAATGAAAATTATGGAGGCGTATGGTATGAGACAGATTGATAAGATTCGTCAACAATGCCTGCAAGAAATAGACAATCATTATGCTAATCAAATGACTAAATTAGTTGATGATCTTCGTCTTGAAGATGCTGAAGCAATTATGCACGAAATGACGTATGATGGCGAGGATGATTCTGATTTATTCTTAGATGATCTAACTGAATGGAATACTGAAGAATTAAATGGCATTTACTTTGAAGATTTAAAAGATGACTAAAGAAGAAAGGCAAATTAAGAAAGAATTAAATAACTTAGTTTATCCTAATCATCTTAAATATTTGAAGAAACTTAAAGCAGATCTTAAGAAACCAGGCACTAAACTTCGCAAACGAGATAGAAAGAAATGATTGAACATTCTTTATTATTTGCCATAGGATTGAGTAAGTTTAGTGTTAATGATTGGCAGAATAAGAGATCTAAGTTGCTCGAACTCATATCATTTGATGATGAAGATATAGAGTCATGTTCAGATTGCTTAACTGATTATTACAAATATAATACTCGTCCACCATACTTTGATAGTTTTGTTGACATAATGCGAGAGGATTTAGATAACATTGCTAATGAATATACTACTATACTAAATGATAAGTATAGTGGAGAATGCCCACTTGAGTCTCTTGATGAGTGGCAATTATGGTCACAAAGATATACTCAAGGACAATATCATGGAGCACATAATCATGGCAATAATAATATAAGTTGTGTATTATATGTTGAGTTTGATGATACTGAACATATACCTACAACATTTTATTCGCCCTTTCCACATCCTTATTATGGTATAATTGGTAAGCAAACGCCTCAAGTTAGTGAGGGCAATATTATTACATTTCCAGCAAGTATCTTGCATGAATGCCCTGCTCAAGTATCAACTAAACCTAGAACTATTATGTCCTTTAATATACCTTTAAGATAATGTATGACATTAAAGTAACACTAACAGATCAACAATATAACTTACTAAGTGAAGCGTTGTTCTACTATTCTGAAGAGAAAGATGACCCTAACATAGAAGAATTGGAGGATTTACTTGATAGTAACTCTAAGAAAGTTAGTGTAAAACGAAAATACATAAGACCAGAGGCGGATTGTGACATTTAATTAACTGGCATGAGACAGTTGAGATAGTGACACATTTGACGTTGTAAATGACCTATCATACCCTATAATAATAGAGTACAAACGAATTTCAAACTTATGCCAACTGCATCTACAGCGAAGAAAGTAACAACTCCTCGTAAAAGACGCACTCGCAAAGTAACAGCAACTGCTCCTAAGTCTGCTCCTCTAAATAACACAAAATCTACCACAATCATGGAAGAAGTTAAAGCAGAGGCGCCAAAAGTTGAGACTAAAGTAACAACTACGTCATGGATTGAGAGAGCAAAAGAATTAGATGGATTTAGTCTAATTGTATTGCCTTTGATATTCTTGGAAGGTTTTACTAAAGAGATTCTTAAGGCGACAGGTTACCCAGTTAAATAAAACCACTCTACAAAGTGGCACAAGACCCCTTGATAGGGGTCTTTTTTTATGTCATAATATAATTATGAAATGCGATTTTACAACAATGAGATACTCAGTTCACTGCCCATCCGCACCCTATGAGAATTCATCATTTGTTGAATTAGATGATTGCTGGGGGTTATGTTTAGATCTATCTGAAGAATATGGTTATGCTGAAGTTAGGTATGGTAATTGCCTAATGGGTTCTTATACTAATGGAAAATAATATGAAAAACAAACATCTTGAACATCCTGAAGATTCTATACTTAATAAGGGTAAAGATGGTGCCTTAAATATACTTAAATTCTTTAAAGATAAGAGCAGCGAACTATCAGTAAAATATGATGGTGCGCCTGCTATAGTGTGGGGAATTAACCCAGAAAATAATAAGTTCTTTGTAGGCACTAAGAGTGTATTTAATAAGGTAAAGATTAAGATCAATTATTCACATTATGATATTGAAATTAATCATGGAACTAATCCTAATGTAGCATCAATCCTACATCTATGTTATGAGAAACTACCTAGAATTGAAGGAGTTTATCAAGGCGATTTCATAGGATTTGGTGGTGGTAGTGTATATAATCCAAACACAATTACATACAGATTTAATAACATAGTAACAGAAGATTTAGTATTTGCTGCTCATACATCATATCATGGTGATACAATTAAGGATATGATTGCCGAGTTTAATTATAAAGATGCTTATGCTGAAGAGGTTAAATTCTTATCAACTAATGCCGAGATTGCCACTAGAGATTATAAATTAAGTCTCTTAATTAGTCTTGCTCAAGCAGCAGTTAGATTTGTTAAGTTTCCAGATAAAAAGCAAGGTGAAGCAATAAAGATTGTTGTTAATTCTTATATCAGAGAGCAGAAAGATTTAGACCCTAATGCTTTAGCGAAACAGACTGGATTTAATGCTAATTTGTTTCACTTATATAATTTCATAAGAGATATTAAACTATTATTAATGGAAGGCATAACAACTGATGAAAATGTTGAGTGCTTAATTAATAATGAAATATGTGAACATGAGGGTTATGTTATGACTAATCAGTATGGTAATTATAAGTTAGTTAATAGAAAACAGTTTAGTTATGCTAACTTTACATGTAAACAGGACTGGAAACGTTAGACCATGTGACACTTTGATTAGTGTCCACTAAATCCGCCATTCACTCGTGGATCTGTTATATTAGTATTAATGAGGCAATTAAATGAAAACAATCACATTTACAAATGAAGAGTATTATGCTCTTAGTAACATAATTGCAGATCGTTTGAATACTTTTCAGAAGAATATTGCCAAACAACCTGCTGGAACTGATCCTGAATTTAGTGATATAAGAAATTATATTACTTATGATTTACATCAAAAGTTACCAGTAAAAAGTTATCTTTAATTGAAATATAGTCATGTCAATCTGACTCTAAACTGGGCATTGTTGTTTAACTTATTCCTTAAAATGACTACTTCATTTGAAATCAACGATCTATTCTTTTCACTAGAAGAAGCACAAACTGGTGCTGAATTACTAGATGTAATTGAAGCATATGTTGATGGAAATGCTGGTAACTAATTAACAAACAACTGGGGCAACGGACATATTTAAGGTTTGAATCCTTAATCTATATGTACACCCTCTTGCCCCATCTTACCTTACTAATTATTAATTATGGCAACAAGATCTCGAATTGGATTACAATTAAAAGATGGAAGTATTCTATCTGTTTATCATCATTGGGATGGTTATCCACAGTGGTTAGGTGTTACTTTAAAAGCAAAGTTTAACACATTCGAGCAAGTTGCTGAACTAATTGATGGCGGAGATATGTCATCTTGCGACTCAAATGATGACTGGGATAGAAAAGAATTAGGTGAAACTGCCCCTCTATATTATAATGATAGAGGCGATAATACTGAACCTAGATTAGATTTAAACTTTGATGATTATGTGAGTAATGCTAATGCTTGTGAAGAATATGTATATGTATTCACAGAAGATTCAAAGTGGGAATGTTTTGAAATCAGTCATTCTTATGATGATAATTATAAAATAGTGGACACAAATGTAGTCCCTGCTTTAATACCAAACCCAGAAAAAGAGGAAGTTGTAGCATGAAACCCCAAACAATGTTAGACTCTAAACTAACATCGCCTGAGTGTGATTTCTTGATTCATGTATTAACTAAGCGTACAAATCCTGATGACGTTGCTGTTAAATATGATGTAAAGATTCGCTCAATCATCAAGAAATTAGGTGTTCAGGCAGACATCGCCGATGGCGAAGTTGAATACGTTGTTCGCTAAAACTAATTATGACTTACCTTGATTTATTAACAGAATTGCAATCATTTGATGATGATAAGTTGCTCAAAGTGGTAACACTATTTGATACTGATCGTAATGAATTTGCACCAGTTGGTGTTAACTTTCACAATACAGATTCACCTTACTTAGAGATATAAATATGGCATTAACTGACGCCCAATTACAACAACGAAGAGAATTAATTGATGATCTTAAGTATGCCATTAAAGAAGATAATTATCTTCTTGGTGAACTATTAGATGATCTAATATCTCGACTAAGTGATAAAGAAGTTGGTGAATATGAGGTGTTAGTTGGTTCAATCTTTGGAGACTAATATGCTCGTACGCCA